AAAAGTTTGTAATTCGTGAGTACCTTCTTTGTTAACTTTTTTTCGTCTATTATTACTAATCTTTCCTTTACCCAAGTGTTAAATTCTGACCTCAATTCAGGTATTTTTTCACTTACACCGTCCTCGAATTTCCCGGACAAAACGTCTGTAATTTGTGTATCAATCCCTTTAAATTCATATAACCAACGAACAAAAAAACCTACCAAAACAAACAGGTGCGGAACCTCAAGAGTGATAAATAAACCTTTTTTATTTTGTGTTAAATTTCTAAATGTTGACGAAACTGCAATTGTACTTTTACCATGACCAGTGAAAGCCGCAAAAAGAGCTAAAGTGCCCGGTTGGAAATTTTTAGTAATTTCATCAACCTCACTAATACCTGTTTCGAAAGATGACTCTTTGTCAAAAATCTCTAAATTTTCAGGTATTTGGGTTTCATATTCATCTAAGCTCTCATCAGTTAATTCTACACCCTCCTTCTCGATTAAATTGCTAACTTTTTCTAATAAATTTGTAGCTCCATCAGATTCGTTAATATACGAAAGTAAATGACCCTGTAAATAGTTATATCTGAAAAATTCACGAATTGCATTCTCTAATGTTAAAATTTCAGATAAACTGTTTGTTTTGTCAATTTCTGTATATCCTTGATTTTGATAATATTCACGAGAAGGATAACTCCCATGTTTGGTTACCTCAAGAGTGTAATTTATTGTATCTTTATCTTCGTTTGGTATTTTCTCATAATCTAATAGATTTATTAATTCAGAATTTATTTTATCATTTTTTCGCTTACCTGCAATTGAGTAAAATAAAGTACTCAACGGAGATATAGGTGTAAAAGTCATAGAACGTTATTGTAATTAAATTTTTGACCAGGTGCATGTAATATAACAACAACAGCTCCCTCATCAATCATTTTATCACAAAAAGACTCAATAACTGACAAACCTTTGGGCTCGCTGATGTTCCGTATGCGGGTATCAATAATAATACATTTTTCACTAACCTCATCACCATTTAACATATACTGAATTGCCGTATTATAATTCAATATCTTTGATTTTGTTAAATTCCTATATTGGAATTTCGTAAAGGCAACTGTTAATTTTTGAGCAGATGTAGTTGTGTAAACATTTCCAAAATCTATATCTTTTGTGTTTTTTATATCAGCTACACTCGGCGAAACACATAAATGTTTTAAATTTGATTTAATAAAAGCATTTATATATTTTTTACACTCTTTTTTATATTTATACACACAGTTGCATGAATCATCTCTAAATTCGCAAATTAACATATCAAGCAGCTGTAAAATAAAAAAGGCCCACGGGCCTTTTTCTTTTGTGATTAAATATTAACTTTAATCTTTTTGGTTGTCCCTATTTTTGAATCTCCTACTTTAGCGTTCACTTTAATAGTTAAATCAATCGTAACATTACTAAAACCCAAAGCATATAAGTCGGCCGAAAAATTTGCAAATAAATCATAAGCTGAATCTGCATAATCTGAACCGAGTTTTTGCTCTATATCTGAAAAACTTAACTTTTCTGCTTCCATTACTTAACATATACCTAAATTTACACACCGGTCGAACCAAAACCACCTAACCCACGAGCTGAGTCGCTTAATTCATTAACAATCTTAAACTTTGCTAATTCTACCTTTGCTAACACACCCTGTGCTACACGCTCACCCGGAGAAATAGTAACAGGAGAATCACCTATATTTTGTAAAACTAACTTTACTTCACCTCGATAATCACTATCAATTGTAGCTACACCGCCGGCCACTGCAATACCTCTGTTAAAGACACACCCGCTGCGAGAACGAATTTGAACTTCGTAACCAAAAGGAATCTCCATACTAACTCCTGAAGAAACCATAACTCGCTCATTAGGTAATAACACACATTTACTTGAAATACTGTGACTTACATATAAATCAAAACCAGAGGAACCATTTGTTGCATAATTTGGAATATCCTCAGAATTATTTACTTTTAATTTAACTTCTACCATAATTATTTACATTATTACCATTTGAATATCAAAATCTTTTTCAACTCTTAAAGTATATCTACAATTACTATATTTTAATATTTTCTCTAAATTAACCCTAACGTCGCAATCGTAAATGCCCCTTACATGAGTTATAAAATATGTGTTAATATAACCCTCAAAAGCATGGTATGTCTGTGCACCACCAGCGACGTACAAAGATCGCTCTTTTTTCTTATTTCGCAAATCACAAATTCTAAAAACTTCATAAATATCCTTTGCAGTAGGGAACCCTTCAATTTCTTTAACACTATCCGCTGAATGTGTTAATACAATGTAATCTCTATCTTTTTTAGCTTCATTTGGTAAACTTTCGAAAGTCCTTCTACCAACAGCTACGAAAGCCCCTAAAGTTTGCGATTTATAAAATTGAAGATCCTCCGATATATACCACGGAATTTTACCATCTTTTGATATTCCGAAATTGTCATCACAAGCTAAAATTGCTGAAATATTCCTCCCTTTCATACAGCAACTTCTCCTGTTAATTTTGGATGATGTGTGTAATTTTCTAATTTTATATCATCCATTTGGAATTTGAAAATATCTTTAATTTCAGGATTTAGTTTTAATATTGGTTTATATAATGGATTGCGCTGTAGTTGCGTCTCTATTTGTTTCATGTGATTGCTATATATGTGAATATCACCAAATGTAAATAATAGCCTATCTGCATAATACCCGGTCTCCTGTGCTAACATACACAAAAGCAAGGCGTACGAAGCAATGTTAAAAGGTACCCCCAAAAATAAATCAGCAGAACGTTGATATACCTGCATTGAAAGCCCACCATTTTCACAATAAACCTGAAAAAGTATATGACAAGGCGGTAAAGCCATCTCGTCAAGATTGCAAATATTCCAAGAATTAACGATTAAACGTCTTGACAAATGATCAGACTTTATATCATTAATAAGTTTTGATATTTGGTCTACATGTTCTATTTTTCCATTAACAAACTTTTCAGCTTTTCGCCATTGATAACCGTAAATTTTTCCTAAATCGCCGTCCTCGCTTGCCCACTCATCCCAGATTGTACAATTTCGATCGTGCAAAAATTGCACATTGCTATCACCACTTAAAAACCATAACAATTCTGCCTTTATTGAGTTAAAAGACATGAATTTCGTCGTTAACAAAGGGAAACCTTTATAAATATCCCTTATCTCTAAATGATGTCCAAAACTTGAAAAGGCGTTAACATTTGTCCTATTTGGGCGCAAATAGCCTTTATATACGACATCTTTTACTAAATCTAAATATTCTTTCATATTACTCCTGATATAGCGTTATAAACCAATAAAAAAGTACAAAATAAAACAAAAGCGATACTGTGTAAAATTACATAATAAGCAAAAAAGCGTTTAATGCTAAATTCTTCTAATATCCTTCCGATTGTTAAACTGTTTGAATCTAAAATGGAATTAAAAAGACCAGTTAAAATTAGAAAATACGTAAAAAAATGTGCTAAAACGAAAAATGTAATTCCGGCCCACAGTAGAAAACCAGATGCGCTAATACTTGCAAAAAATAACAAATATAAATAAACTGATAGCGATGATGAGATTAATAAAATTTCTAACTTTTTCATATTACTAAATATTTCATAAATAAACATTTTTATTATTCCATAATAAGTATTTTTTATAGTCTGCAACACTTTTTGCGTCAAATGGCTCTCCTTTGTAAAAATCTGGTATATTTCTTTCATCGGATGTCACAAGCTCCATTTGTGCTGCTTTATGTGAAACTAATCTAAGTTTGTAATTGTCAATATTATCAAAATCTGGGATGTAAACAGATAGACAATCTTTGTACAATGAGTTAATTCTTGTTATTCTACCAGTAAACTGTGTGAAAGTATCTGGAGTCGTCGGAATGTGAAAAAATACTGAGTTTTTTATAAAATAATAAGAAATTGACTCAGTTGCCGCTTTTGTGCATAAAATTACATGTGGGACTTTTTTAACACTTTCTTCTGTTATTTTACTGTAATCAATGTTACTTTTACCTGAATCGATATATATCTTAATATTTGTTACTTCTTTTTCTAATGCCTCCGCAAATATATCAAGTGAAACGTAATAAGAGAAGTACATTAACATAGATTCACCTTTCCCAGTTATTTCCTTAACCAAGTCAATATACCTGTTAATTTTAGAACCTACACGACCAAGAGAACCATCTTTATTTAACACTCCATCTGCTGCATATTGTAAATAAATAAACCTTGAGGAATGTTTTTGAATATCTCTGATATATGTTTTTTCGTCTTTAAATTGACCTTCTAAAACACCCCTTATCCAATCTTCACTACTTATATTCATACCCGACGAGATCCCTGCGCCAATTTTTGTATAAATATCGGCTTCTTCTTGACTCATTTTGTATGAAATTCTGTAAAAGATTGGTTTTATAACATTATCACCTGTTAATACAATAGGCTCTAATTTTTCCCTAAATGAAGCCTCATTTAATACACCTATGATCTTATCAACAGTCCTTAACTTTCCATTTGGAAGCCTACCTATGACCTGTTTGCTAATATTGCAATAAGTACTCCTAAAATGAAAAAAACTGCCTAAATAGTTTGGTTTTATTAAATTTATAATATTGTACGTATCTGATAAATCACGAGAAAGAGGGGTCGCAGTAATTCCAAATACATATTCAACATTTATTAAATTTGACTTCATTTCTTTAGTTAAAGCAGCAGAAGGATTCCTAAATGCATGAACCTCATCTAAAACAACAATCGACTTAAATGCTGTAAATATGTTATTTAACCTATATTTTTTTACATGCGTATGTTTGAAAAATACTAAATCGTAAAGTTCTATAACTTTTAACGCCCTTGTGAGATTTCCTCCAGATTTTTTTAAAACCTCATCGAAAGATATAGAAAGAATATTTGTATGCTTTTTGCATTCTTTTGCCCAAACTTCCTTATCGTAGGCTGATTTCGGAGTCAAAACAAATAACTTATCTCTTTTACCAATAAGACTTAAATGTACAAAAATTGACAAAATAATAAGCGTTTTCCCTTTACCTGTTTTTTCTGATAATAAAAGATGCTTTAAATTAGCACCTTTTATTATATGGGACTTTTGCTCATCTGTTAATTGTGCAAAGACCTGTAATTTTCTACCCATATTAACTAATTAAACCATATTTCTCACATAGAGAATTATAATCATTTGACGAAATTTCTAACATTCTCGGAAAATCAAAATAATCTAAACGAAACACCTCGAGTAAAGTTGCAAAATCTTTTAACTTTTTATGATTCTTAATATACTCTAAAAATGGCGTATATGCTACTTTTGAGGTGTAACCATATTTAATATCTACGAGGAAAGAATCTATATCATTTTTTGACGTAAAAGCGTTAACAAAATCAGATACTCCCAAAGCACTACCTTCCAAAAGACCCTTAATATTGTCGGTCTTATCTCCAAAAAATACTTTATAAACAGGAATAAGACAAGGAGCTACATTTGAAACAGATTTTATAGTTTCGATATTATTCTTTTCCTTAAAATCTTCGGTTGAATCAATGTATATATTTTCTCCAATTAATTGATATAAATCTGAATCAGTGGAAATAATAACAATTTCATCAAAATTGAAATCTAATTGCCGCAAATTAACATTTCTTACACCATCAAAATCTTTCTCAAAATATGTATCCTGCTGTAAATACCTTCCGCTTTTTGGGAAAATCTTTTTAGGAGTCTTAAAAACTGTAGTAAATGATGAAATTGTCTGATCAGCCTCACAATCTGCAATTCCTATAACTTTTAATATTTTCCCAAATTTCTCTGCATGACCTATACAGAGTTTTAACTTTTCATGTAAATTAATATTAAATACGTCTTTTTGATAAGATTCACGATTCATCTTGTACGAAGGTACTAAAGCCCTGCAATATGTAGGCGAACCATCAAGAGCAAAGTAAATAGTATTCGATGGACACCCTTCTATAAATTGAAAAAGTCCCTTAATATCTCCTAAATGATACCGCAAACCAGTTTTATTATCCTGAAAAACGGAATTGTCCCCTCTACTTAAACGATATGATAGATTGTTAAAATCTACCAAATATAAACTATTTGTCATTTTTAGTATTATTAAAAATTAAAAATTTGATCCTAAAACATCTAATTTAACACCAAATTGCAAAGATCTCCAATTTGGCTTTTCTTTACCCGGAAAGGTACTTAACGCAAAAACTGTTTCTGTTTGTGAAGTTGTCTGAACGTAAACATTCTCTAAATTTGACTCAATATTTCCCATTGCAATAACTATTATCCCGGTTATTGGTTTTAATATTTTTATCTCTTTGGGTATATCTATACCAAATGTTAAAATATTATTATCTCTCGTTATTGATAAACTTTTACCATACGCCAAAACACCGTTCGAAATCAAAAAACCTTTAACTTGATCCCATGTTGTGTTTTTATAATCGGTAGTGTTAAAACCTGATAAAAGCCCAACGTTTGTTATTTGACAATAATTAATACTACTTACTAAAGTTTGTGCTACCAAGCTAACACCCGGCAAAGTCATGTGTAATTGCATATTCTTAAACTTTTGTACCGCAAAGGTAGGAGTGAATATAATTCGAAAAATACATTTATTGATAATTACGAATAATTATCTCTTTATAAGCAATCTCTCCCTGATTGCCTTTTAACTTTTTAGCTGTTGATGAACCTAAAAATGTGTTTCTTTTCAAACTATTGATATTAAAATTATCTTTATACATTTCTAAAATATTCTCGTTATAATGATTTAACATTAACAATCTATATCCTCTTTTGTCTAAATCGTGCATAATAGCACACAACTCTTCTTGAAGACTTTTTTTTTCTTTTCCATATTTTAGCTGTGAGCCATCATATGGAGGATCGAAGAAAATAAATGTATCTTTTGCTTTTTTATCATCTAACGTTTTTAACAGATCTTTATAATCTAAATTTGTTAAAAAGGTTTCTGATCTGTTTAAAATTCCATGCTGTAAACATATTGACTGATAATCGCAAAAAGTTACCGTATCTTCATCATAGTTAAATGTTGAATTATATTCTTTATTGTTATTTTCTGAGAATTTACCATTATATGCTAATCTCATCAAAATACACAAAAGTACAACTCTTTCGTTTTTATCTGTTTCTATGTTAAAATCATCCCTTATACTGTTAAAAACATCATGGCGCTCCTGTAATGTTAAATGTAAATAACAAGTCTGAAATTCTATTAAATTGTTATATAACCATATATGATCGTTTTTTAATATATTATGATAATTTACTATATCCTCTTTTAAATCATTTAAGTGTACTTCTTTTAATACTCTACTTTTTAGGAAGTTATAAGCAAAACCACCAGCACCTAAAAAAGGATCTACAAAAATGTTAAAAGGCTCTTTTGGTAGATAATTATCTAATGTTAAATATAGTTTAGTTTTATTACCAGGCCAAACTAATGTACTTCTTAAAGTTTTAATCATTTTTACAAAACTCCTCTACACGTAAAATATTCCTAATAATCTCAAAAGCCACTTGAGGTACAATTGCATTACCATATATTGCAGAAACTCGCATATTGTATTCTTTTAACGCTTGCTGTTTGATCTTTTCAAGTTTTTCTTCATTAATCTCCTTTTGAACATCTTCACAAGTAAGACCTTGCAATAATTCGTCGGAAAGCCCATCATATCCTCTATAAATAGGTGTGAAATTAGGGAAACTTTCCCACCTGGATTGTAAATCTTTGCAATCTGATCTGAAAGATTCCCAATTCCACGATTCCGACTCGCATTTGCCTTCCCTTGAACAACCGTCGGAGTCCCCAAAAGAAAATTTTTGTTTATCCCCGAAATCGTTCCTTCTTGCCACGATCCATAACCGCTCTCGTAGATGTGGCGCTCCGACGCTGCAAGCCGGTATAATAAATGTTTGTACGTCATAACCTGCTTTAACAAGACTTTCGATGATGTTAAATAATACTCCTTCTCTACTATGGGAGATATTTCCCATCTCAGCCGCTTCGGGCGGCAAAACCATTGTAAGGAGCCCAGCAACGTTTTCGCCAATAACCCAACTGGGCTTAACCTCCTTGACAATTCGTAACATCTCCGGCCAGAGAAAGCGATCATCTGACGCTCCTCCTCGATTCCCAGAGTAGGAAAAAGGCTGGCAGGGAAAGCCCCCCGTGAGCAGCATTTGTTCTCCGTAATCTTTTCCATATTTACTAACTAAAATTTTGTCAAAATCATCTTTTGTTAATTTTTTAACATCTTCAAATAATACAGTGTTTGGAAAATTTGACTTTAACACTTCTCGGCAATCTTCATTTATTTCACACGAAATTTCAGACTGTAAACCCGCCCAACGAGCAGCAAGTGAAAAACCACCAATTCCTTCAAATAAACCTACATGATACATAAAAATAAATATACAACTAAAATAACAGAGCAAATATAACTGCTAAATATGTTTATATTTGTTATATAACATAATTTATATATTCTCGAAATCATGATCAAATTCATCGTACTGGAAACGAGTATTAATATTTAAAAACCCATTCATTTGATCACCAAGCTCAAAAGTAACAATACAATCAGTATCACCAAAAGATATTGGTTGTTCATAATAATTAAAATTTCCATTTGTTACCCGTCCCAATACACTCGCAGAATATTGATGACCTGTTAAAACTTCCGGATTCTTTAAATTACCTAAAGACCCGTAAACACTATAATTGCCTTTTACTTTTCTTAACTTATATCCATTTAGATACTTTGCTAAAAAAGAGTTATTTATATAACTTTTTCCTAACTGCTCAGGAGTCATTAAAGCAGGTAAAAATGTACCAACAGATTTTAATTGCTTAATATCTTCATAATCTGCTGGAGGAGTTTCCTCCCATTTGTCAAAAGATGATACATCCGAAGGCGCGACGTCAACAACTATTAAACGCTTACCTATTTGACGTAACGGAGAAATCGGAACCTCTTTTAACATTGCAGCAGCAGGTAAACCGCAAAAGCCTACACTTGAGTTAAAAGATACATCAAAATCTCCATTTCCGTTACCATTTAAGCCGTGCTCAATTCGCGTCTCCTCAATCCATCTCCTAAATTCTGTTGATAAACCGTGCATTATCTTAACACCAAAGTATTCCTCAAGCAGTGCTAAATTTTGATAACAGCCTATATCTTGATAATCTGAAGGACGCCCGTGCGAATAAGGATCCATAACAGAGTAACGATCTAATAAGTAACTTCTTGAAAAACGTGAAGTCATGCAAGAAAGTACTACAAACTCATTACCCCAACCACGGAAACATTCAAAAACTTTCCTTACTTTAATATAATAACCCTCAAGACCTCCCTTTCTCCAAATATTAACATATCCCTCCGAACTTGATAATGCACCAAAAGGAAAATGTAATTTATTTTCATTAGAAACCTCCGGCTGCATATAGTAACGAACTCCTAACATTTTACCAGCCGCATCGACACCATCTAAAGAAATTACTACATCTGGAATATTTATGTTAATTTCTAACTCTGAATCAAAATTTGAGAAATCATAACATACAATTGTCTCTAATAATGAAAACTTATCTTTATAAACAGTACCCATCAACTTATCCGTAGTATCCAAATAAGCTGGAAATCTTCCTGATTTTTCTGAACGAACATGCCTGTAGTATCCTTTTATATTAGTTAATGTACCTAAAAAGCTATTAACGGAATTAAAAGACTCTAAACTTACAGATCCATCGGCTACGAAAACTAACTCGATGTTAAAATTAGAAAGATTGTTTGTTCTAAATAATCTCTCGAAATTTGCAGATTTTAACTTATCTACCAACTGCTTGCAATATACAATATAAAACAACCATTTTGCTTTTAAGCCGCTTCCTATTGAATTATTGTTTATTTGTAAATAAGTTACTCTACCATAACCATTTACTAACCACCCCCAATCTACATTCGTGTCTAAAGTCGTAAATAAAGTTTTTGAAAGTTTATAAGATGACATATTATTAACCTTATAACTTTCCTTGAAAAAAGCTCTATTTAATATAACAACTCCTAAATCAGATGTGTAAAATAAATTCTGATAGGTGTTTTTCTTTTTATCACTTTCAAGAAAAACACAAACTCCATTAGCATATATGTAGTTTGAACCTTTGTTAATTTTATTATCTAAATTGTGAAAATTACCTAAATATAAAAAGCAATTCCGCGTCTCGGAAATACCAGTACCATTTTCACAATCAATAAAATTAGCATAATGTGGATCTGTGCACCGTAACGCATAGCAGGCACTTATATCAGATTCATTAACATTATCAGTTCTTAACTTCTTTCTAAAAATAGGTACAATTACAACGTCCTCCTTTGTTACCGTGTAAGGAAATGTTATAACCTCCCCGGCCGTATTTTCATAATGATCAACTTCCAACTCACGCAGATTATAGAACACAGGGGCCGCTATTTTCGCGCCCGGGGTATATAGACCGTCTGCAAACAGAGCGTGCAGCAGGGCGCCCCTGAAGCGCTCAAGCGAGACCTTGTAAGACTTCTTTGCACCCCATAAACCACCAAGGAAGTAATCCCAGTGCCCTGAGATGCTTAAATTTGATGTTTTTGTTAAAGATTCGTTTAACTGCACCCTTGAAAGCATATTGCCTTTATTATCAAAAAGGCCCATCTCAGTTACCATGTGACCGTCCATTGGCGAATGTTTAGGAACGTCAAAAAACATTTTAATTCCTACACCTTCGTCAAAATACTCAAATTTGGTAACTGGAAAACTAAATGTGGGCTCCTGTAAAGAAGTATCCGTTATTTCAGCTTCTTTAACACCACTTCCGAAACGAATCTCGCTGGCAGTAAAATTGTACCCGGAAACCGACTTTGTTAAACTATTATAACCTGTCTGTGTAATAAGATTATTTGCTAAAATAGATTTAACTTCTTTATCATTCTGAAAAAGTGTAAAATATACAGACCCACAAATAGGCGTTATATAAGATTTCATAAATTTTCTATTCTAACATTTTTAACTCATGACAAACTATTTCATCATGGTTAAGTTTAATATTTCTTAAAAAACTCTCTCTAAATGAACCATCAGGGAGATGAAATGCAGATGTATATGTTTTTTTATAACTTGAACTATTTATATCAGCAAAACCTCCGCTCGGTATGTGAAATTTATACCACGCTTGATTTTGCATTGTTTGAAATTCATTCTGATCAATATCACAACGACAAAACCAATTTTTACTAAGAGCACGCATTTCTAAAATATGATTATTATGCGTGCAAACAGTCGCTGGCAATATATTGTTTTGCTGTGTAAATAATGTTAAAATATGCTTCTTTTTATTATACCCAACAGGTAGCTTGTAAGAAAGCATTACCTCTCCAGTAGAAAGTAAAAATTCTTCACGATCATCAACAACTGTATAATCACGATTCGCTTCTATCCAATCTCTAAATTCATCAGTAATATCGTTGAAAACATTAAAATGATCGTAGGCTTCAATAATTGCTAAATTATGATAAGACCACATATCCTTATACCCATTTACACGCATATCTGAACCTTTTGAATGTAAATAAGATAAGTTTTGCAATATATTAACAATTGGATATTTTACTTTAAAAAGTGAAGAAAGTACAAAAGCCTCGTTTCCCCACCCTTTCATATAAGACAAACATCTAAACTCCTCCGGTAAATCTTTGTAAAAATGTGCTATAAAAGAAAACATTCCATACTTAAAAGATGTTGGTACGCTATGAAAGGATGATTGAAAAGTATTTATATAACTTCCATGTACAAAACTAAAAGAATCGTTAAATACAACTCTATTAACACCCTGTGCTATCGAATAAACTTTCCCTATAAAAGAAGCCATACTTCTGTTTGATTTCTTAGAAAAACTAAATTTTGTACCTGAGGACTCGAGAAAATATGGATTGTGCCACCTTTTATATAACGTTAAATCGTTAAAAGTATATGTTAATTCTTCCTTACGATCCTTTATAAAGGAAGAAAGACCAGAATTGTATTTTGTTAAATAAGGTGAAAAAAAAGATAAAGATTCAACACCCTCTAAAGATACCTTAAAAGCCGACACCCCATCGCCGTCTGCATGTTCTAAAGTACCATAAGGAAGAAAAGGTAAATGTAAAGTTTGAAAAAAGTAATAACATTTAGGCTTGTCAGGATTGGTGTAATACTTATATACAGTGTTAAAATTTGTCTTATAATAAGTCTTATACCAAACATCTTTTAAATAATTATACACTATTTTACCATAACCGGTATGCTGGGACTTGTAATAATTAGCACTTACACCTCTTCCTTCAAAATCACCATATAAAGATTTTACGGAATTTATATCTAAATCACCTTCTATTAAAATATGTATAAAATACTTAATTCCAAACTTTCCTACCGGTGGTTTGGAATTACCCGATTGTGTTAAATTTGAAGGATCATTATATAATTCAATATCTGTTAATTTACTTTCTAATTGTAAAACAGTATAAAAAAGATAAAGTGTTGGATCTATTTTGTAAAGCTCACTATTAACAACCATTATAATATGCGCCTCTTGATATTGCGAAATCTCAAACATAACTTAAACATCAATTATCAATTTTGAACTTTCTTCTTTACCCATCTCGTTAACTCTTTCCATTTCAAAAAAGTTACTAAACATATTATCTATAAATTTGTTAAACATGGGGTAATATAAAATTCCACCAAAATCTCTATCAAACTTAATATTTTGAAAACCGCTCGGATGATATGATGTAAAAAACGGAGTAGCACGACCAGAAAGCGCACCATGTGTTAATAAACTATAACCCATATCGTAAAGATTAAATAAATGAGCTTCTAAACCTGTTGCTGTACGTGTATCCTTATTTGTAGCCTCAATGGTTGCTGTTAAATAAGGATGATATTTCTCATAATGTTGATTTATTTCATCAAAAGTTGGAGCAATTGTCATATCTTGAGTAACCACTAAAGGGAAAGTGATCACTTTTTCCGTTTCAAGGCAGTAATAATGTTCAATTTGCCTGTCTTGTAAATTATACCAAGTAGGCTCCTTAAGAATTGTTCCTTTTTCATAAAAACCGTCCTCGAAATTATTGTTAATATATGCACCACGGAAAGGCTCTACAACAATTCTAAAACGTTCCTTATTATTACTTCCTTCTTTTAACAAATATTCCCAAGTACCACTTAATTGCAAACCAGCCTCTTTTTTTATAGGATTTAACAATAAAGCCCGACTGAATAACAAACTTTTAGAATCATCAAAAACACCTATCTCAGTTTGTTCTATATTGTCAATACTTGAAAAAGAATCTACTAAATATGAAAAAACTAACTTATGTGTATTTTCGTTAAAATAAAACTTCCTAATTGGAAAGAAAGTGGGGTTTGTCAATTCTGTATCATCTTCTGTAGGAACGTTAACACCCGTTCCGAAAGCAATATATTTAGCAACTTTTGACACACCCTTAACAGAATCTAAAATTGTCTTTAACCCTGCCTTGGTTATCGTATTTGTAAAATTCTGTGTATAACTGCCGAATGTTAAACTAACATGCCCTGAAAGCCCGTAATCTGATATATTTAATTTCTTTCTATTTTCCATAACTAAGCAGTTCTAAAAATTATATAATTCATGCTTTTATCCAATACAGACATATTCACAACCTGTCGCCCGTCCATGTAGGAATAAGTACCAGCAGGAAGAACTAACTGTCCAGCAGAATTTAAATAAAATACGTTTTGCATTTTCTGGTTTGTTAAGTTAAAACACAAAACTACACCCCCGCAAACTAAAGAAGGTAGAGAGTATTTTAACAAACCTTGACATAAACCCGTGAGCGTCTGAAAACCACCTTTTGAAAAATAAGGCAAAAGAGTGTATGTTTTTTTATCTTCCAACCATCTCCTAAACCGATCACTTGCTGACGGAAAAAGGTTAAATTTAAAAATAGATTCCAAAACTGCTAAATTGTGAAATCTAAAAATATCGTCATTCCTCTCTAAAAAATCTGAACCACCCACAGCACTGCTACCCGTAATGGAAGAATCTTTAACGAAAGTTAATTTACCATTTGCTAAAAAAGACAAAACCAAAGCCTCGTTACCCTTTCCACGGAAAGCCTCTAAAACCGACAAAATAAAAGGATCTGAGCTTTTTGTTAAATTTAATATCCCATAATTGGAAAAATCAACACCCGTTACACCCTGAACCGCCAAAGAACCATACATGTAAAAAAAAGCTGGATTATTTGGAACCGCTAAAGTATTTGCGGTATATTTTGAGAAATTAATTCCTAAACTATATTTTAACTGCGAAATGTGAAAACATAAAATATCTGAATCGCCTAAATTATTCTTTAAACGATTATAAGCATACATTAACGAAGGTACCCTTCCTTGATATAACGTATTTTGCACCCACTCAATATTAGCAATATTTGATAATTTGCTATTTACTTTCGTTATAATTGACGGATCTGCGTACTTATCTAAAATGAAAATATTTCTAAAATTTGGCGTCGTTGGATAAGTGTTAGCGAAAAATAAAATATTGTCAATATCTGAACTTCCATCAACATGTAAAAAGGATACGTGCATTTTAGTAGGTTTTGATGTTTATGTAATACTCGCTCCCGGTTATGTTAATATTTCCCGAAGCAGTCAAATTTGTGTTATTTCCATTATCATACGTTATGGAACTTCCACCCTTATTTCCAAAATAAACTGAAGCTCCTGAAGGCCCGCCTGTCATGCCAGACGCGTAAATCGCTGGCAGCATTCGTGGAATGTCCATACTTTCACTCGAAATAACAGGAATAAAATCTTTACTATGCGCACCAAATATTGGTAAAACAGTCGTATCCTTAGTAAGTGTTAATGGATATGTAATCTCTTGATTCGTTAAATCTAAATATTTTAACACATAACTCCCACCGTTAAATGACGTTAAAAGACCTTCATTGATAACAGTACCAAAAGGATAATATCCCGGCTTTATTTTTGTGTAAAATTTTGTTGAACTGTGAAAATCTTCAATATTATACCAAACTCCTGAACCTGAAGAAATGTGTGCATGGTAGTCCCAACGCATATTTAACTGCTCACCCTGTATTTTCTTAATAGGTGTATCTAATAAAACACGTGAAAGCAATTTTTTGTCCGAACCATTACTCGAGTATAACCCCGCTTCAGAATAAATCTTACCATCTGCTAAAGTTTCTAAATCCAACAAAGTCTCAAAACGTGCACGCATGCCATTATCTAAAATGTTTTTATTCGTTATTTTGAATAAAACCTCGTTTTCTAAACTTGTGTTATCAATATCAGGTGCAGAAAGACCCGTGCCAAAAGCGTAATATTCTGGACTTATTTGGGTATCTCCAGTAACCAAACCTGTTAACAAAGCCTTATACCCAGCACGCAGGATAAGGTTACTTAATTCAGTAACCCTATCCTTGTACTCGATTGTTAATTTTCCGTAAAAATGAACTTTATTAGTTTCCATTATTTAATTCAATCTTATCACCAATTCCACCTTCATCATTGGACTTGTTATCACTATTTATACCAGTCCTCTCGGGCGTAATCGGACGAGCACCGCTATCATCGTCAAAATTAAAGGAATTAAACGGATATTCGTCAATTGTTCGCTCGGTAACGTTTGGCTTCCATTTATCAATAATTAACGTTGCAGTATCTTCCAATTTAGGAACGTCTACACTTGCCGTACTCCACGCCCGTATTTGCAAAGATATTATATCATTTCCAATATTACTCTTCTTTAACGTAAAAATATAACGTTTCCAGCCGCCGTCGCTGTCTAAATCTTCAATTTTTATCCATTCTCCACCATCATTAACTTCTATAAATATTGGCGGTGTTGCAATGTAAAAAAATACTGAAACTACTAATTGTGTATAAATTCGCCAATTCATGTTAAAAGTCTCAGTGACAACTAAAGCAGAATTACCAATATCTAAAGTCGGAGGCGGTAATGTTAAAACTCCATTAAATATGATCGAACCTTCAAAATCTAATTCGTTCTGGATCGGTACTACCAAACCGCGGTACGGCGCTACACGCTCTAATAAACGAATAACACCGGCAACTTCTTCATCAAAATCACCAAAATACCATAATTTTTGCATATTACCCGTTACGGCGTACAAACGCTCTATATCATTTGGTAATTTTTTAAGCGGAGAAGTGTTATCAAATGTTAAATAATTCTCATCAACACCAGTAATATTATACTTTTCATCACCCCTTTTTGCAATATCCCCGGCCTTAATTTCATAAGCTGACTGATATAAAAAGAGGTTTACGTCTTTAGTCCTCCTTAACTTAAATCTCTTTAATTCTAATTTCTTCTTATCTTCATAAAAAATCTTTTTATTTCCATCTGATAAAAATTTATCAATCCACCATCTATTGGAAATATTAACATCTCGAAAAAAAGGATGATCTAAATCCGAAAATAGAATATCTGTTAAAAACCTATAAAAGAAATTTCTGCTTACATTGTGAGGAATGAAATCTCTGATGATTATTTTCGCTTTATCTATATCATTTGTTTTAACATATAATACAGAATAAGGCTCTATTTTAACACCGTAACTGGAATAAAAAGAACCATCAACCGAGAGGGAGCAATTTTCTCCATATAAATTTAAATAACCAATATTTGGGATATTTAACTTATATACATCGCCTGTGTGCTCTATTATAAAATAATCATTAATTCCAGAAACCTCTTTTATATTATACATTGTTGGGATAAAATTTGTGAAAAAATCACCATTACCCAACACCTCGGAATTTCCTACACTTAACTTTGATAATATAGTTAAATACTCATTCCACGTAGCAGAATCTCGAAGAAATTCTAAATAAGGTATATCGAAATGCCTTCTCATATTTGTATAATATTTCTTAATACCGGATAAGCAGAATCGCGGTCTGTTATCGTTCCTTCAATACCAGCCTCGACTTTGTCAATATTTAACGTTTTATCAATATTAACTACACCTGTATTATAGTCAATAGATCCTAAATTTTGCAAATAATACATGTAATCAGACGATGTTACGACCTTAACATTTGTATCTATTATTTGAATTATACGTGTATTTGAATCTTTAACAGCTGCAAACGTAATTCCTCCTTCTTTTGGCTTTTTTGCAGATAATACCTTTATCTCCTCGCCATCCTCTAAAGTGAAAATTTTCTTAATATCAGAGGTCGGGTTTGCGTTATCCCCGGCAAATAGAATATCAGAAACCGAATAAACATCCAGAGCAGTACCGTTAAAAGCAGTTAAAATACAAATGTCATCTTTGTAAATACTTCTTAAACGTGTATTTCCGATTGTTGTCGTAATTGGGTGAATATACCCAATACCCATTTGATTCGATTTTGCTAAATCTTTGATAAAAGTCTTTGTTTCTTCATTCGGCTGGCCTTTGTTAACAATTAACAAAATTATAATCATTGTACCATGCAAAGAAACACTACCAAACGCAGAACCGCCCAAACCGAGAGTGTAGCTGTATAAATCGGTCTTATACACACTTTTCTTATCAGGTGTGAATTGATATACGGCCGTATCCCACGAGCTTCCCAACGTCTCTACACGTAAAAACCCATCATCAAGCCACAACAAGCCATGTAAGAAAGGATTGCCGTCCGTGGTAGTAACTGTTAAGGTGCCTCCCGTTGAGGGCACCAGAGGCGAAACAGTGCCCAAAAGAGTCTTTGCAATGTTTGTATTACCTTTAAACTGATAGTCCTGATAAATAGCGATTTTGTTACCCGGGAATTGCAAAAGAACCTGATCACCTTTTTTGATAAAATGTGTTACACCCTGTAAGGGCATTTGATTCGGGTAATATTTACTAACTCGTGTAAATTTGGAATCATAAACATACGAGAACTCACCATCCGATGCGACGAAATCAGAACCTATTGCAAAAATATTGTTAAATACAGGCGATTGCTGGTTTAACAAACCGTAAATAAAACCATAATAGTCCCACGCGATTAAATTACCGTTTCTGAAAAATTCAACAGAATTTTGCTTTAATTTAGAATATATCTGCTCGAGCGAGCCGTTAACATCTATTGACAGTCTGAAATCTACCATCGCCTTCGGAGCAACACTCTTTAACTCCTGAACAAGTGAGGAAATCGTAACAGTGTCATTTAACGTTAATTTTGTGTAAGAAAGTCTATCATCAATCCATTGTACGGTATTATTGCTATAATCTCCCGACAAAATAACGTCAAAATAAACAGGTGTGCCAGGAATTATAGAATAATTAGTAATTACCTCACCAAAAATGTATAATTCAGCTATAATATCGTCAAAATGTGTATCGCTGATAACAGCTGGCTTAACTGCAATAGTTATCAAATTTCCACGTGCCGAAATACATTTTGCGTCAATAACGTCTGGATAACTCCTAACAAATGATTCTACCTGTGCACGAGTCGCAATACTATTTTTTGAAGATATGTTTTTTAACATAGTAAAGCGAGAATGTTGCAAGTCCTCCTCTAAACCGTCAAATTCTGAAATAATTTCATAAGGATAGCTGTTGTTCCCAATGTCAATTAATTCTAAAATTTGATCACTTCGCGAAAGAAACGTTACATCCAAATATGCAATTCTAAAATTATCTTGCATATTCGGAGATTTGATAAAAACATTTAACGAAAGATCCTCGCCGCGTACTGCGAACTTAGATTTTACTGTTAAATAATCATAAAAGTTTCGAAATTCATCAGTGAAAATTGTTGTATTATCCGTAACAATTACTGATTCTGTCATGGCTGTTTTTGGTAATTTTCCATAATACCTCGCTTTTTCGAAACTTTCAACTACCTTATAAAATGTAAATGCTCCTTTTTGCCCTTTTGTGAAAGGAGCCACAGATAGGGTCGTTTCTTCTTTATTGTATAATGATGTTGCTCTTCCTTGATACATCATAAAAGTAGCAATACCATCTTTACTTATTTTTACATTTTCTATATTATAGTAAAATAAGTTACCGACCGAAGCCTGTAAATAGAAAGGCTCAACAATTAAGTTTTTATAACTCGGATTCCCTGAAAAATCTACCTTAACTTTTATGTAAGGAGGTCTAAATAAGTCAAAAGATGACTTACTATGATAAGATTGCAATGAAAGACCTTTTAACGAAGCAGTCTGTGGGAAACTTTCACGTAAAAGCGTACTATATGCAAGATCATTTAACTCTAAAGCATTTGCAGCAAAATTTAACAATTCATTGCCAATAAAACCGCGCTTTAAATTCCTTGCAATTGGCGAATCCCAACGTTTGTTTAATTCATCTAAAAAATATTCTTTATCTCGCATTGTCTTTTTTATCCTCTAAAATGAACGTGAATTTAGACGTCGCACCGGCGTACCTATATGTTAAATCTATATTCGGGAACTTAGATGAGTCTATATGTATTATTTGAAAATTTTCTAAAACAGACAGGGCACGCCTTATGCTATAATCAACATCTATATTATTTGACACATGTACAGAAAGTGTTGAACCTCGTACGAAATCATGTAAAAAACTGCCAATTTCATTCATTAATAAAATTTTAACAGTTTGTTCTAACTCTTCACGACCTTCAACAAACCTTTCTAATTCTAAATAAAGCGGTAAATCCATATTAAATATATACTAATTACTTGTAAAGTAAGCTATTTAATACTTTTATCTTAGCACCGTCTGCGACCGTTTTCGGAGATGCCGAATGAGCAAAAGGAGACCCCACCGTGGTAATACCCGCAATGGCATCTGCAATCGCATCTAAAATTGTCTTTAAAGACGTTGAATTGTTTTTTTCAGTAATTAACGAATCTGTATCTAATTTATACAATTGTCCCTGCTGGGTTTTTAAGTGTATATAACTATCTTTTATATGAATTTCAGTTTTATTTGGTGTGGTTATTTGTAAATCTTTCCAAAAACCACGCATTAACATTTTTTGATCAGATTCGATTTTCCATTCCGATTTACGACCGTGGGCTTCGATCCATTTACCCGCGTCGTCGTCCTGTGTCTTAAAAATAACAGGTTCACTCTTTTTAGGATTCTTTTTCTCTTGTGCGTAATCTGGAATTTTACACATAATAAAGGCAGTGCGTGGATTGTAGTCCTGCATTACAAGCAGTACAATATCACCTTTATCCAAATATAAACCATTTGCAACAGGTATTAACTCAGACGTATCTTCCCATAAATTTGGGTGCTTTACCTTAACACGCTGATGTGGATCTTTTTCACAATTCGTTTCAACTACACACCGAAAAACATTAAAATCTCCTTGCATAATATATTGTTTTTTAAGTATTTTTATAAAACTGGGAATGAAATTGTTACTAATTCGTTGCTTCCTTGACAGGCTTCAACCTCTGTAACCACCCCTTTAATATCTTTTGACTTTGGATGTAATTGCATAATATCAGCACACGAACCAACCGACACCGGGACGGAAACTCCTAAAGTATCCATAACAGTCTTAACAGACGTATATTTTGATCTATTATACATATTTTGGGCTTCTAACTCTAATTGATATGCTAATTTATCATTTGTTGTGATTTCTTCTAAAGTTGCAATACCGAACTTTTTTTCGATTTCTAAAGTATTCGTGTACTTTTCGCCGTCTTTATGTTGAATTATGTTATATTTACCATGTACATAATTTGACCAAAAAACACTACCTACATTTGAAATTGCAGTACCCGGTATCGAAACAACCGGCTCCTTATTGTAAACAAAATCCATATCAACTATCAAAATTTGACCATCTATCATCATAGTCATAAATACACCGCCCGCTGATGTTACTTTTGTAGGCAACCAATCCATTAAATTAGTATATTTTAACTTTGGTATCTCGATGTATTTCGCAGGGAAAGTGCCAATATACGCTAATTGAAAACCATACTTCTTTAATATAGCTTTAATATCATAAACACCTTTTATTGGTGAAAATGACTTTTTTAACGATTCAACATATTTCTCAGGAACGAAAGTGGTTTTGATAAAATTATTACCAACTAATTCCCAACGGGTCGCGCAAACCTTACTACTCCCGGTGTCCGTTTTAACAGTTGCTGGGCCAAAAATTGCATAAGAAGCAACGCACCAAGCCTCTGAACATGGTAAAAATAAACTTTCTTTTAAACCACAAGTTTTTGCAGCTACATCTTTGCCATCTATTTGAATTGTTACCATACGTCAATTCCTTGCAATTCTTGATAAGGTAAATATTTTAAATTTAACGTTGGCTCCATAAAAGCCCAATCGTAGCGAGGATTTAACTCGGCTAAATGTCTTTTATATTTTGAATTGTTAATTTTATAGATTTCAAAAATTTGCTGATTTATATTACTCGAATAAGATGCAATCTTTGTAGGTAAATCTATAATATTGTATTTTTCTTCTAAAACCATAATTAATTTACTAAACCTTTTACTAATACGTCCGTAGGAACACGACCGTACATACATGTTAAATTTAACGAAATATAAGAAGGGTACGTCTTTGTTCCGTCTAAAGTTACGGTCGGTGTACCAAAACTTAACGTAACCCCCTGAATTAATACATTTTCAATTCTTGAGGAATAATTACCCTCGTCCTTGCTGCCAAAATAAACAATGCAATTTTTTGTAACTTGTTCAGGAATTACAACTGTATAAATTTCTTTACTTGCCGTGTGAAGATCAAAACCGGTCGTGCTCGAAATAAAACCGATCAAATTTGCAGCGCCCTCTGTTGTAATACCTGCTAAATCTTTAATATATTCACTCGATGCCTGTGTGGATGCAGCCTTTAATTTTGATAAAGCATCTGCAAGAGATGCCCCCCGAACAGGAAGGCAAATCTTTGCTAAATTCTGTAAAGGTTTCGTAAATGAATCAAGACCCTTTTCTGGAATTAACGGTAATACACATTCAATAGTAAATGTTACCGGCTGCATTCCCATAAATGCATATTTTAAAGAATAATCAAAAAACGGAGCTGTGTTCAAAATTCTATTTAAACCAAACGCCACCCCTACACTTGAATTTCCAAATTGTAACGCATCTTGCATGTTGCTTTGTATTGACAAATTATAACCATTTGTGCAAACTGCATCAAATCTATAATCTTCACATTTTATAACAACATGCCACGCGTTTTTGTATGATTGTCTTATCTTCATTTTTTTATAATATATTTACATTCCTATATTCTTGAAACTTCCGTAATTATTCGTAATATAGGTTGCATTCGAATTTGATACATTATTTACAGAAGAAACAGGCTTATTTAACTCATCTTCACTTCCTAAATCAGGATCATCTTCTAACAAATCAGGAACGTACGCAGGAACCTGCTGGGCGTCAACACCGTAATCACCCGGCTCAACCTCTTTAGGCTCCAAATCTTTAATATCCGTTTTTGCATTTATTTGCTCAATTACAGGTTTTGTAATATTCTTTAAAACTTCCAAATGCTTATTTATATCAGCAACCGGGTCAATTTTAACAGTACTACGTAAACCATGCTTCTCCTCTAATTGTTCCAAAGATAATGGAAAGTTTTTACCTAATACTACACTTTCAAAAGGTTCAACAGGTTGCCCAGTAGCATTCTGATGTTCAACATACCTTTTATAAAAATCTTCAAAACGTGTATCATTTTGCAAAGATGCCTTATAATCATTGGCCTGCTTTTCTACCAAACGATCTAAACTATTTTTAAGCTCCTTTTGACTATCGGTGTTTTCTTTTGTTGCTTCCGTGTTTGCGTCAACAGTATCTCCAATATTTTGATCAAATTTCATATTGTCAAGAATTGAATCACCGCCAGTGAAGGGAGTGCCGCCGCCCGTCATATAACGCCCTACATTAGGAGCATTTGCCTGAATGCGATCCCAGTAATAAGCAGATCGAGCAGTATAAATATCTCTTACACCTCTTTCACGTAATTTTTTAGCAAAAGCGACCTCGTATTTTCGATTTCCATTTTGTGATATTTTATCATACCCTTGACCAGTTTCAATATAATTTTGCTCCTCGGCCGAAAATAACGTACCGTAAGCATATTTGCCCCTTATTCCCTCTAATTTGTGAATAAGTTGCCTCGGTGAATCTTTGGTAATATCAACCTCCCAATGGCCTGAAATCATAGCAATTTTTGCTTTTGCATAATCCATCGGACTCTTAAAATTCTTAAAAAATGGATGAGATTTTTCAACTTTATCACCGGCCTGTCTACCTTCTGATGGATTCTTAGTTGTTATATTTCCATAATTATAACTACCAATAATTGCTTGACCACCACCCGTCTCCTGGACGTCCATTGCAATAAGCGTCTGGCGAATGTCATCTCTTTTAACACCTGCTTCATAATATACACGATCCATCATTCGCACAAAATCACCAAATTTATTTTTTGGGAAATATCCGGGTACACCACTATAAGGATGACGCGTACCCGTATATGCTGACGGATCTAAATTTGGAATCGTTTGCTGTGAGCTGCCTCCACCAAAGCCCGTCTGGGCGCCTATTTCTGCTCCTGTGTACCCGGCGGCACTTTTCATCATTAGCATTTGCTGATCGCCGTACGAGCCGCCGGTGGACGTGTAGGAGGAACCAGACGACATTGGCTCGGTAGAAGTACTTAACAAATCGCGGCGCATTATACCAATACCCGGTTGAGATTGTATATTATTGCTAAAATCTACACCGGCTTCCTTTTTTTCCTGAACACTCGCATAAGATACAGGCTTTAACAAAAAATCGGGATCTTTTGAAATATCTATTATAGCAGATGCCTGTTTTTTCATATTTTCAGTAATACCACGCGGATACTGTGTATTTGTGTATCTTTTTGCTTCAACATCACTGTTAAAATACTTTCCATCATGCGGAACGAATTGGGCGTACATTCCATCTGATTTAACCAAAACAGTGTAATCTAAAATAGTTGCATTTTTTGCAACTTCTTTAGAAATTAAATCGCTTAAATTTCCACCATGACTCTGATATTTTCGTGAAACGGCGTTAAACATATTTGTTAAAAACGACGTGCCGAAACTTGCTCGCTGGCTTTTTGAGGCTTGGATAAGCTCTTTTAACACACTCTGGTCTCCGGCCTTTACCCTATCCTTTCGCTTTCCTAAAAAGCTGTGAAGAAATTCAGTAGCTTTATCCAAAAGATACAATTTCTCCTGCTCCTTATTAGCTTCAGCAGCACCACCCACAGCGGTTACATATCTATTATCTAATGGAGTATAATTTAAAAGACGTGGAAAAAATCCTTGAGGAACTATATCTTTCTTAAATGCAACTTCTTTTCCATTAACATTTAAGTAATAGTTTTTCTCATCCTCGCGTGTTGCTTTGTAAATTTTACCATTATACAAAACATTTGCGGAATTTTTAATACCTACACGCCACCCGGACGACTTTCCACTTTCGCTCATTTCGTCACTATATGAAGCCTCAAGAGCATTTGACACACTTTTACCATATTTAAAAGGTGCCATAATCTGGAATGGATTTGGAAATTTCGAATCTCCAACTAAATCTGAAGGTTGGTCAATTTTACCGTTACCGCTCTTAAAAAGTTGTGGAAAATGTGAAGTTAAAAAATTTGAAATAAAGTCAATTTTTCTCGTAAATAAGGAACCGGTTACTGGATCATGTACTTTTATTTCTTTTATAGCACCTATTGACAAACCTATCTGTGTGACAACTTCACCAACTTTTGACACAACTTCACCTAAAGAGGCTACAATTTTGCTACCTAAACCGTCCAGACCTCCTAAAATGTCAGATCCTAATCTTTTCAAAAGATCCCAAAAGAAAGCACGCCCCTTTTCAGAGAATAAGGATGCCGCAAACATAGCACCCAGACCACCAAGAGCTACATTCTCAAAAGCTGGTAATTTACCTTCTTTTAACTTTTTTAAGTTTGTTACTACACTATCAAAACCATGTTGAATCGCATGCTGCACGGACGCAAGAGTAGCACCCGGGATTCTTGTTAATGAAGCAAAACGAGATGAAACAGAATCTAAAGCGCTCCCAATCGCCGAACCAATACGACCCGGACGAAAGTTAATACTCGGCATGGAAATACCCCTTAAATTAGGTAATTTCATACCTTTTAAATTTGGTAAACTTAACTTAGGTAAAGAAGAATCAATACCCTGCTCCAGCTGCTCCTCTTCACTTAAATTTGCATTTTCTACATTTTCTTCATCTATAACTTCCTCATAAGGAATGTTAATGATCGTTTTGCCGTTTTTGAAATTTTTGTCTTTCAAAAACTGATCTCGTAGATCCTTAACACTTAAATCTTGCTTCTTTTTTGCAACAGTTGTGACTTCACGTTTCTTTGGTAATAAGACTTCACCATACGGAGAAATTGCAGTACCTACATTATTAACTTTTTGTGGTAAATTGTTTTCTTTACCCATAACAGCAGGAACCCCACCGTAAAGATCATTTAAGTCAAGAGTTGCTAATTCTGAGCAAATTGCTAAAATTTGAGCTAATTCTGCACGACCTTTCGATATATTCTCATTTACAGAATATACACTTCTATTAACATCATCGAATATCTTAACATTGTTTAATGTACTAAATGTACGTAAACTAACAGCATTTTGATATTCTACATCTTTTCTATTATTTGGATTATCACGTAAATTAATTAATTCACGTACACTGTCCAAACCTAATAAATTTATTTTTTCGTAATTTGTGTTTAATGCCTTATTTACCGAATCTGTTAAAACATTTATGGCGTCAACAGATTTTGCGATTTCTTGGATAAGTGAATTTATCTCAAAAGTCTGATCAGTTTTCGCTTTTTCATACTTTGCTACCAAACTTGTCAAACTTCCTAAAGATTCATCAATGGCTTTTTTTGATGTTTTATTTTCAACATTTAAATTATGTTGCATAACAGCGTCAAAACCTTTTATAAGATCATTTTGACTCTCTTTTTGCATTTGTACAAAATCGCCAAAGGTTATCAAATCTGATAACCTTTGCGCTTTATTTAATGAATCTCTATCACTGTATTTAACAATATTAGCCATTTGAGTTTTGTTTGGTTATATGAGCGTTTAGAGCGTCAATATATGCAGAATATTCTGGTAGTGTGAAATTCATAAAATCACTATATCCCAAATATTTTGATAATGCTACATGGTTTGCAATTACTTTAGTCATGTCAAAATCTAATAAACTACCATCTATTGGATAATTAACTAATAAATCTCTTTTACATTTATCACATGTTACCCTGTCCGAAAGGCTTAAACCATGTGGATAAAATTCTTGAAAAGCAATTGCCATCTGGACGACCGTAAATGGTAAATCTAATACACTTTCAACTTTTTTAGGATCTAACGAATCGAATAAGCAAACAGATGTTAAGGCTTTCTCCTGTATTAACTGATAAGCACTTTGTGGCTCTTCCTTATTGTCTAAATCAACATCATTTAACACATCAACAGTATATTCCGAAATGTCAATAAAATCTTTTGCAGATAAATAACGAAACCGATAATGACCTCCGGCTACATCTCTTTCAACAATTGCTGGGTACTCTTCTTCACGACTTAACCTAATAGGCTCAACTAATGTTAAATCAATCGCACCTTTTATGATTTTACCACATTCACATCTAATTGTATATTCGAATTTGTTAAAAGTCATCGAAGCGACACCAATCATAAATAAAAATTGTAAATCGCTCAATGTTATTTTTTCTAATTCTGCATTTGTTGTATCTCGAACAAATTCTGACATTCGAGTTAAAGAATACTTTGAATAATCTCTAACTTTATTTAATACTGACAATGTGGGAGCCTTCATCTCAACGGAATAAGTCCCTAATAAACCATTTGAAGGTACGTAAACTTTCATAAAAAACTAAATATTTAACGGTGAAGGGAATTTTGGAACACTCGTATCGGGTGTTTTATCTTCTATTTTAAAATCAATATCTTCAAAAGCAAAATTAAATGAATATCCAGCCAAACCGGCTGATGTCTGAAAACCGCGACGCATCGGACGCTCCATATAACAATTCACAAAAGTTGCTGTAAAGTTAGAAGAAAAATTAAAAATAACACTATGTTTAGGAACTTTTGTAATATCGAAAAGTCCATTATTTAACTGAGCCTCGTAACATTTCCAAAGGTTTTTTGTGATTTCCTCGGTGTTAAAATCCCAGTAGGATATTGACATATTTTGAAAATCTTCAATATTCGGAACTACACCGCCCTTTGTTTTATCATATTTAAACGTAATATCCGGCCCAAAGTCCGAAACGTTCTGAATTGTTGGAATTTCATAAATACCCTCCCAGTCCAAATAAACGTCAAAATGGTATTGGGGCTGTGCACCATAACCTTTGCGCAAAGCCTCCATTAAAATTGTTTTCTTTTGGTTAAATAACGCAGGTATGGTAGTCGCACGATCTATCATACCATTTAGGTTTTTTAACTCACCATCTAAAACACTGGAATAAATATTTTGAAATTTGCTATTCATGTTAATTTGGTAGCAACTGCTAAAATTGTTGAACGTACTACATGGCTATCTGCCGGTGTTACTAATTCAACTATATTATTATATATTATATTTAACGTTCTTTCCATGTGTTGCGTCGGTGTACTCATATTATAAGTCATTGACGAATAATTCCTAACAAAACAATCTTTTAACACTGTTACCGATGAAGAAGGAATCGATTGCTGTATAGGCGTTATATACATATCAAAAAGAGTGTTAAAACTGATCATTTGATGTAACATTGTCATCAATGTTTCAAATTTAACACCGTGCGACGCACTTTCGTAAAAAGTAACAGGTATTTCTCCGGCTGTCTTAATATTGTATAAATCCGGAATTAACAAACTATCACCTTTGTATGGTATTTCCAAAAATGACTGCTCTATCGAAGGAAGGTTGAAAGTTTTAACTAATAACGCTGATAAAGGTATTCTTGGAATTAGGCAGATAAATTCATGGGTGGTAGCAGGCATGCCACCACCCAGACCAACAGATTGAAATAAATTAATCTTCCTTGACATATTAAATATGTTAAGAAGGAGCGAGAATGTTAATATGTAGGAGGCGACGTCTCACTATCAATATCCTGAATCCAATCGTAAGAAAACGTAATATTCCATAACCAATGTTGAGTCGCATTCGATGCACTTAAATTAACATCTGCTGGCCCAACCATGAAAGCACCCATCAAACGCCTTCCGAACAGTTTTTCAGAACCATTAACATCTCCGTTCATTGTACGCGCGTAAACCTCAATATCCATCTTATCACGCATACTCCAAAAGTGAAAAGTACCAGCGTCCTGCGTGTACATGGTGCGATATAACGCCATGTAAGCATCCCTAACTTTCATTAACTCACCCTCTGGCATGGTACACTGCCACTCCCCGCCGTTTGTAGGTAATGAAGGAAATTTAACACGCTCACCCTGAAAGTACTCCGTGTAATTTTGCATCCTTTCACTCGGGAACGGAAACTCAGTCGCTAAAATTTGTATATCCTTTAATTTTGGAATTACAACAATAGCGTTATGAGTATTTAACGGATGCCCAATCTGACTTGTAAAAGTTGATAATTTATGTGACATTGTAAAAACTCTTATTATTTAACTTGTAATAACTCAGCATTAACAGTATCATCGAAAGCAGAAATCTTAATTCTGATTTTTTCGATTAACGAAACAAAATGACAGAAAATATCAATATTTAAGATTCGCTTGCCGTTTGTATCAATGTCCCTGTTATTAGCGTCGTTGCAACGGACGAACGAGTCTGGATTCAATGCACCGTCTGCAATTAACCTATTTAAATCAGCCTGAATGTTATTTTGAACCATTGTACGCTTATTTGCAGTGTTACCCGTGTGAAGGGCGTCCATAGCAACCTCATATACATATCTTAAAATACGTTGAGTTACACGCGTTACATTTGCTTTTGCAAAATAACTTTCCTTTCGTGGGTACATTGTGTTAAAACCCCAAAGGCGCGGCCCGTTAATAGAATTATAAATACCGTTAATGCCTAATTTACTCATTCGCATTACCTCTTTTTCAGTAAAAGAGCGATATAAGGTTGTACGAAGCGATCCCCAAGAACGGCCGGATGGTACCTGATTAACATTTACTTGGTTTGCTACATTTGCATAAGCACCTGCAAGAAAACCAATACCATTAGTAATATAATCAATACCATTTAACTTAAAAACCTCACTAATACAGTGAAAATATGTGTTTTTTTCTCCTGCAATAGAATCATAATAAGCCTTAATTTTTTCCTCACTCCACTCAGCAGCCGTCGGATAACCTACCAAAGCACAACAATTTAACCTTTCTTCGGCAATTTTTGAAACTAAGGATGCCTCTGTCGCATTCGTCGTACCAGGGTCGACAAAGATTGAAGCTGTTGACATTTCCAAACTGTCAAAATATTGTGTATAACCTTGACACAATTTTTCAACTGTTAATGCCGTTCTCGATTCTTTAGTAATTTCAATTACTTTTTCAGTCGTAATCGTTGCAAAAGCAGAGTTAACTTTTTCATAATCAAACTCGGCATCGAAATATTTGGTAGCTTTTAACTTACTTACAATATCCCAGTCCATGCCGTCAACCGTACGACCCTTTGCAATCGCCCCAACAACCTGAATAATTGGGTACTCTGTGTTATCCTGCTTTTTAGTAGCCATTAACGTTACTTGAATATCCGTATCACCAGCAACAGCAGGAACCGGTAATTTAGCAATCTTTATCGAAACTTTCTTATAAGCATTATTGTAAAGATCTGGTAAATCACCACGATATTTTAACGTAATTACACCAACAGCGTCCGTCGCCTCAGCCATTGACACTTCTTTGATTCTATCTGCTACAATATCTGTAGCTTTGATAACACAAGCAAAACGTTCCGTGTCCGTTTCTGGAATACGCACCACCTCAATCATAGACAAACCACCGAGGAAGGCACGATAAGCATTTATCCAAGAATCACTCATTTTAACACCATCTAACAACGGATACATATCCAAAAAGGTGTCAATATCATAGTAACCGATTTTGCTATCTACACCCCACGGATGGGTGATGCAAATTCCTCCAACGTCTAAACCGGACTGTTTGGAGTAATCTGTTAAATCTCGAAAAAGAATTTCAAAATTACTTCTCATTTTCCTTATTATTTAATGATTTTTTTATTTCCTTAACTAAGTTGCTAAACTTTGCACGATTCTGCTCGTTTAGCATATTTCATATTCACGCAAATTAAGAGTCTTAAACTCTTCAAGCGTTACAACTTTATCTTCTTTTAACGTTCCGTAATACTCTACATAATCTTCATTAATTCCCTTAATTATTCTATAATTAAAACCGAGTACAAATGCAGAAGTCGCGTAATATGTTTCTTTTTGTAAAGTGTAAGTTTCTGAAATCTTTCCAAAAACAACCGATATAAACGCAGCCTGTGAAGGAGATAGACCTAAACCTAATAATTTTTTGACTAAATCGTCCATAAACTTATCTTTTCTAAATATATAAAAACAAATTAACTATTTGTAAATTATTTCGTAATTCGTCTTGCTCGCCCTTTCCATAAATTGTCTAATTCGCACCATTTCAATAATTGGTAAATCTAAAACTTGTAAAATTAACAATCTACACTGGAAATAAAAAGAAACAGCACGACAAGCACCTCGTGTGTCAAAATTTGACCTATCCTCATCCATTGTTAAATCTACAAAACGCAAACCGACCTTAAAATCATCATCACCAAACCAAGGAAATTTAACATAAGGGTTGTCATTGTATAAAACACGGATATAATCTCGGATACTTATCATTTCTACACCCCGCTCAACAAATACTTTTAACTTATACACAAAGTCCGCAGGGTAAATTTTACAACCTTTTAACTCTGAATCGTCCTCAACAGCTACACCCCAAACAAAGTTAAAACCTGTTTGATCTTCACGTGTAACTAATACCGATGGATATTTGATACTTTTATCACCCCACTCAAACGATTCTTCACTTTTCGCCCAAACTACCTGCCGAACATTTGGAACTAATAACGGAATATAAGACTCGGTAAGAGCTTTATCAAATAAATCTTGCTGACGTATAATTTGCATAACTTAACCAGCATAAACTAAAACATCTTCACCTATATCAGTATATAACTCCTCCTGCTTTTTCCTAAAATCTTCTAAAGACGATAAATCAATATCGCCCTCCTCGGTATTTAACTTAATACTCGTTAAATAGGAAATTTCTTTTGCAGCCATTTTTTCTAAAATATAAGCCTTTACATACTGCCCACGTATTCCCTTAATTTTGTCAATTTCTTCTAATTTAACACTTCTTGCGTAAGTTACGCGTGAAGGGAAATATCTTAAATATAATAAACGTAATTGTTTATCATAATTCCATTTCACATACCCATTACCCTGTGAGTACAATTCCAAAATAACATTAAGAATTGCCTTTGTTCCTTCTGGCATGATATAATTCATGGTATTTACAGTAATTGTCTCAATTATCTGTAAATTGTGTGAAAGATCATCTAAAGCTAATTCTACTAAACCATTAATGTCTGCTAAATTCGTATCTCCCCAAATAGATATAGTTTTCGGTAAAGGATATTCTAAAAATAATTTCTCTACAAACGTCATATTGCTGAAAAATAAAAAAAATAAGGCGAGCGATTACCCGCCCGCCCTATTTGCACTCAAAAACAATATATAAACGAATTAAATATTAGGATCTAAGTCCATCGTTACGACTGCTTTGGGTTTGTCAAAATGATTAGCAACCATTGACACAAAGCCCTCCTGCACGGTCGCATTAATTACAATCGGATCCGTCGGCGCAATCGGCAAATAAACACCCATATAATACGCAGCGTCGTACCACTGAGTGCCCCTATATGTCATAAAGGCTTTATTATCCGGCAACTGATTATCATAAAATACCGTATATCTGCCAATAGAACCATGCTCGCGCGGCCCGAGGAAGCCCGTATCATTACCACCCTCAACAGGCTTATAATTTCCTAAAATTGAATCAAAATAATTAATCCAATTATTACCAGCTACAATAACATTTCCTTGCATACGGCCGCTCTCAACAGCAACCTTCATAGAAACATTATTTAACTTCTTGAGGAAATCTTGAACCTTAACATCCAGAGCAACAGCTGGTGTTGATAAAGGTGAAATCGTCACATTTCCGCCGGCTGCGTTACTGTACATATCATCTAAAATAAACCTAACTTGATGATCGTACATTTCATTTAACACACGGGTCGTAACGTCTTCCTGAATGCCAGTGCCGAATTGTGTCTTTCTCATAAAGTCTGCAAATACCGACCATTTTGCAGAAAGTAACCACGGAGTCGCTGTCATTTGAATACGATCAACTTCCTCAACTAAAGTTGGGATATTTTGATCGGTTGCGTTTTCGATGTTCCAAACATACGAAGCTACTACCTTCGTCGCCGTCGTTCCATGTACCGTAATAATACCCGTAACCACATCAACATCAACAGTCGCGCCGCCGCCGCCGGTAAATGTGGCCTTTGTCCCTGTCATACCCGAATAAACACAGGTTTTTGCAGTTCCATCTGTTACCACAAATTTGGTCTTTGCACGCTCGGCGTCGCCCATTAAAATATCTTGATATTTTAAAGCGCCCTCCAAATTACCAGAAGCAGTTACTAAATCGCCAGGATTATTTAACTCTTCACCGAAAACGTGCCCGGTCGGATATTCGCCGTAAATAATTCGGCTTCCTTTGGGATTCTCAACAATATGACCCTTGCCTACACGTCCCTTTGCAGTGCCGGTTTTTAACGTAGATCGTAAAATAAATGCTACATCTTGATCCATATCCTGCACGGAAATCAACTTCTTTAAAGGGAAGTTTGGATACCAAGCATTGTAAAGCGGCAAAACATGAGGAACAAACGGACCAAAGCTCGGGGTCGTCATTCCCATACGGGTATCCGAATCTCGTACTTTAATAGGCTTTGTGATATATTCACCAAAATTCCGTAAAAGACCCGACTGAACCTTTCGATCTGCAATCTGCTTTAACTCTTTGCAAGCATAAGAGTAGCTCCCACTAAGTCCTTTATCACTCGTTAAATATTTTTCAGAATCTGAAACCTTATCGAGTAGGTACTTATCTACATCAAAATTTTTTGAAATTTGAATATTCATATTTTGTATAATTTTTCTATTTGTTAATCTTCATCGCCGCCTTTTTCAGCCTCCTCGGCCTCACCTTCCATATTATAGGCCACAGTTGCTAAAATTTCTACAACATCGTTAATTACATCAACAGGCTCCTGATCGCCAATTGCAAGCTCTTCCTTTAACGTTTCAATACCTTCTTCAGCAGAGTCGCTAAATGCACGGACTAAACGCAGACGACACCGACGACGGGCATCAGAAATGTTTTGTGAATCATTAAGATTTACATTTCTTGAAGGTCTGCGCCGACTAACAGTCCCACGTCTTTTATAACTATCCTTCAACCTTTTTAACTTAAATCTGCCCCTTGCGATCATTTTATCAATAATGCGTTGCGTTTCGTCTTTTCCTGATGATGTTGCAAAGACTCCTCGCGCCCCACTAATAGCATCCTTAATCTTCATAATTTATTAAATTTTATTGAGTTTTATTATGTTTCGTTTTTGTCTATAACAATATATAACTGTTAAAAAGAAATGCGAGAAAAAACATTTTTTAATTCTACCATCAGAGAGTCCATATCCTTAATAAGCCCTGTTTTATGTAAATTATCCACACACTTATCGCGCTCACCGTACATGGAAACCAATTCTGTTAAATGCGATAAAATTTTTTTGGAATCAGTTACTTTAGTCATTCTTAACGTTCCGAAATTTGGACGCCTTACTATATCCCACGTTATAAATTCGTAACCATCTGTTGGAATATATGGACTTACTGAATCTGTTAACATATCTCCATAACCGCGCGTGGAAACACCCACAGGAACATCAACATCTACCAAAGCCTTCAAAATATTTCCCAAAGGCGTGTTAAGAATACCAAAACACCCATACGGGTTGTTATCCTTTAATGTAACGCTTTTTACAAAATGTGAAGCCTTATCATAGGGAGTAATATCGTAAGCAATATCGTCCTCCGGATGTTCAATAGTTCCTAAACATTCGCGAGAGGCTATTAATTCCTTAACATTTGGCCTACTTAACACTTCTCGCCAAAAATCAGCCTTATACCGATAACCATTAGGAGAAACCACCTCCGATTCCGATAAAATACCACCTATTATTGGGATATTTTCACCTGATTCGGATGTTATCGAATCTTGAACCCTGAATTTTGTCCTATAAACAGTTTTTACTAAATCCATTGATGCTGCGTTTGTTTAATATATAAAAATAAATAAATAAACCGATCATAAAATATTATATCCGTTTTCGTTACGTTCTGGATAAACTAATAAACGCTGTATCGAATCGTTAAAACGATTAACAGGTGCAGCACGTGAAACAGTATATAACACACCACCTATAATAATTTGATCATCGTGATTTAACAAACGAGGTAAATCTGTAGATGTTAAAAAAACAACAAATGGCTGCTTTTCTAAAATGTCTGTTAACGTATCCTCGTTATCCATAAGGAAGGAAGCCTGCAAATATTCGGGGTCTGCATATTTTGAAATTAATAGCAATTTTTTCATTCGCTTCTCTTCCTTAACATACGTATCACGATAGTGATCATATTCCTTTTTGTTAAAAATTAACTCGCCCTCCTGACTCAAAGCGTGAAATTTTATGCGTATATCACCCATTACACGCCTAAAATTATTTAAATGCTCTACACGAGACGAAATTAACCCCTGCTTAACAGCTATTGACGGCATCTTCCTTCCTATTAATAGTTCTTAACCTTGCACTCTTATCTCGATAACCAGCATTTTTTGCATAATAATTCGTAACACCCTTGCTGATCTTTCGAGATGTTAATGCCTGTTTTGATAATGATTTACTTTTTTGCATTTTCTTTTTTTACTCTTCTTGCGTTTTCTGCCGAATCCTTAACAATACCAGCTGTTTTTAATTTAGCAACCGTATTTGCAATGAAAGGATAAATCTGTAAAACAACGTATAAATGTTTGCAAACATAACCGCGCTGAGAAGGTTGCCTAACTTTTGGATACCTATTTTCACGCATTAAACCATAACCTTGTCTCCAAGCGTAATATTTGTATCCCCAATAATGCCACGCAGGACACGTGCAGCTAATTTTTAATGTTGAATTTCGTAAAGCCTTATCTAAACCTTTCGTTGCTAATACAGGACTCATGCCCCTTAATTTGGCTTCCTTTTTTTCTGCTGACAATAATTTGCTATTTGCAACCATTGCACGCATATATTCCATATCTTGATGCTCCTGTAAAGATGTTATTTTTATCCTTTCTTCATAATATACACCTTTTCTGGTCGCCGAAAGAGTTTTAAATATTAATTCAGATTCATCATACTGTATTGACACTAATTGCGTGCCCGTCAACTGACGAGCACGCTCCGCTACACGTAAAAATTGCTTTTCACTGAGTAAATCTTTATACCTTTTTTTACTTTGCATAAAATTCTACTTATTGTGAATCTTCATTATTATCGAAATTTAACTCTTGTGGTTCCGAATCTTCGTCTATATTTGGCAACTGTGGGAGGTCTGAATCATTGTCTGATTCTGAATCATTGTTATTAAATGTATTTATTCCCAAACCTTCATTTCCTATCTCAGGCTCCTCGCCATCTTCATCGCCAAAATGTACTTTTAACGCTTCTTTCATTTTCGAAACCCAATTATCAACAGATTTAACATTTGTAGTTGCCGAAAATAACGTTTGTACAGAATCTAATAATTTTAACGCAGTTTGCAGATCCTCGGACGAGGAGAAAAGCTGCCAAGCCGTAGATGTGAAATCAGTCGAAGAATTTAGAGCATTTAACAGTTCATCAGTTTCTGAATTTGGTATTCTTGTTAATTTGTATTTTAAGTCAGATTTTACCAAATTCGGAATATCCTGTACGAACTTATTAACAGTATTTTCAATTACAGCAGAAATTGACTCTATTAACTTAGAATACCTTAAATCAGAACGAATAAGCGACACGGCCGTATCACCTAAATTTTGTGTAAAATCTGCGTAATTCTTTGGAAACCTTAACCCCATGAATAATTTGGATAATACGTAATCTAAATCTGTTAAATTACCTATATCCATATTCGGGGTGTGTTCCTTTATGTCAATATTTCCAACTCCTCTGTTTGTTAAAATTACAGGAATATCATCGTTAAAATAGTCATTAGATGTTAAATCGATAGATTCAGCATTAATTTTTCCACTAAACTCATTAACTAAATTTTGCTCATCGTCTCCTTGATGACGACCAACCTCTACCTGTGCGACCCTAACAATTCTTAACTGTGACCGCAAACGCTGTAGCTGTTTCTCAATAAACGCTAAATCACGGGCAGCCTGTAAGGCATTTTTAAATTGTATGCCTACCGGCGTAATTCTTAATAAATCAGAAGACAACCCATTTATTTTTGTGGTTTCTTCACTTAAACAACTTTTATCATAATACACAAAACATAAACAATCTCGAAGCCGCTTCTGATCTTTGTCAAAAACAATAAAATCTAAATTCTTATCCAAATAAATACTAACCTCACCTAAATAAGGATAAAAACTAAATTCACCCGTACGATCGTTAAAAATTGTCTTATATACCGAAAAGCCCTGTTTGCATAAATCAGTAGCCGCCCAGCGGACTATGTTATTTAATGCTAATGTTAAATTATTAATACGTTCACGTAACGAACGCCCTACACGTTTGTGAGAGGACGCAAATAACGGCGCCTTACCGATGCAAACATCATCAACAGTCATTGACACGATCGTGTCTAATAAGCCCGCCACAGAGGGCGGGATGGCGGCGTCGTCCAAATTATTCCCAACGGTACTCGTACCTCTTAACCCATCACCCGGCCGCCGCCCCGTTCCGTTTATAGTCCCAGTTTGTACATCATACTCACCCGGTTTTCTTAACATATTTAAGTTAACACCGAGCCAACGCATGATGCTGGAGCCTAAACCCTCCAATCTGTTCATTTTCTAAAATATTATTAAAAAGCACTTTAATAACCGCGGCGCCGGCGCTCTAATTCGATACGGATCCGATCCTCGCGCGTTAACAAACGCTCCTCCAAAAGTGAATTTACCTTAACAACCGATGTAAGATTTCCCCGGCGGCGGTTAAGTTCATTCCGAATCGCTATCTCCTCAGTTGTGAAATTTCCAAAATTTGGAATCTTGGGAGGAAAATCATCATTAACATTTTTAATGTTAACCTTTCCAGATGTTTCTAAAATACCAATACTTTGAAAATAAACATTGTTTTTAAATTCGTCTTCTTTGATTTCTTTAGTATTTTCACTTACTTCTTCTGTAGGCTTTTCGTCTTCCTTAACAGTTTCTTCTACTTTTTCAGTAGCTTCTTCCGAAGGTTTTTCCTCTTCTTTCAAATTGTCAATTCTTTCAAAAATTAACTCTTTAACTTCTTCACCTAATTTAAGACTTACCTTGTATTCGGTATCCGAGCGCTCAACCTTAAAAAGTGTATAATCGTCAAGATTGGGAATATCTAAATTTATTGAACGCGTAATCGGAAAACCTCCACCTGTTAACACAACGGACTTATCCTCAACATTATTAAATAAGCCAAATTTCTTAATATTTACAACTCGTACAAACATAATATTTCTTTATTTAATTTTTACAAATATATAAAATTTTAACGATAACCGAGCTTGTGAAGCATTTTTATAATTTGTGATGAACTTACTACATTATAATCACTCTTTTTTTCAAATATATAAGATGTATTTTCTGTATAAACATCTGAAAGAAAGTATGCACCTACTAAAGATTGAAAAAGGTCATCAGAACCACCCGCCGGCTTCACGACGCGCCTACGTTTCAAATCGTGCATGGCTGATTCTATTTCTTGATGAAGCTCTCTAATATATAACATATCAAAAGAACCGTCAACAAGTCCTTTCATCCAATGTAAATGAAACTGATCGGAACTATCAATCGATAACCTAATATCCTCTAAATTTAACATTTCAGCTACCTCCTGCCGTAAATATTTCGATTGAAAGTTATCAGTTCCAAAAGCCTGTATATCTACATAACCTCCAATAAATTGCATAAAATTGAAAATTTTAGAAATTCTGGTCTCTCCCGGAGGAGCCGGAGGATTGATTGAAAGTGTGAAAATATGTGTATGTTTTCTAACTTTTGCAGTCGAATCATTCCGAACGCATGAAAAACCACCCGGGTCGCCCGTCAAACTTAAATCAAAAAAGAATGAATGTGGGCGCTCAGGATATTGTATATTTTCAACATTAACAAATTCTTCTAATTCTATATCGTCTAAATTTGACAATTCATAAGAAATACCATCAAACCAGCCCGAAGGATTCGCCCGGTAACTACTTCTAATAATTTCAAGATTCGTAACAAACCTGCCCTCTACCTGTGTCGGAATACCCGCATGATTCTGTAAACCTAAATTAAAATTAGTTAAAAATACAGGTCTTAACGTTTCTGGAACTTCTATGAAATATTTGGAATATACCTCCGGCAAGTCTTCCAAAGAGTTAAAACCCATGCGACGTATTAACGTTTCTTTCTCTTTTTCATTTTCAACAAATTGTGGAGATATTGTTGATGTTCCTATAAATGCTGTAAATGTTTCTTTTGAGTAATTTTCAGGATGTATCTTATAATTAACAGACGTTACAATAGCCGCCCGCGGGTTATTCGATACGATCGCTTTTCTTTTTTCAGTAAAAGAAGTTTGAAAAGATGCTGACGAAACCAAAATTGCAAAAGCCTCTGAACCGTCTTTGCGCATAAAACGCGTAATTTGACGGTCTATCAATTGTGAATAAAGCCTGGCTACATCTTCATATTGCTCAACAATTCCAGTACCTACACCGTTCCTAAAATTGCTTTCATCAAGCAAAAAACCTATAACATTAAGAGATATTTGATGATTGTCGTTTGACGCGGGAATAATACTAATCCCGCGACTTAACCTAATTTCACTATCGATCTTTTTATCTCTCGGTGCATATTTTTGGAACCACGGTGAACGGTCTATTAAACGACGCATTACACCGAAACCAGAGCGCTTTGCACTTGCTAAAGAAACGTTAAAATAAAGCACATGAAGCTCGGAAACTTGAGAGATCTTTAAATACTCAAATAGATTTGGAATTGTTAATAGTTTGTAAATTCTGTAAAGTGAATAAACAATTCCAAATGTTGTATTATGTGAAGTTATCCCATTTGCTCGGTACGCATGTGACCCCGGTACATTAACATCAAATAACTCTGCATTTCCGTCTTTTATTTCCTTAACACTTACTAATGCAAAATCTGGATTATTTGTAGTTCGTGCTGGCTCTTCTAAAACTAACAAAGATTCAGAAATAGTAGAATGTACGCCCCACGCATTTAAGATGTATTTTGTAAAAAGTAGTAGATCTTGAGTAAATTTCAAACCATACTGCTTTACATATCTTTTAACATTAATCTGTTTAATATTTTCACTATCATTAACTTCTAACCAAGTATGTAATAAAGCCCTAACAAAACCACATTGAATATCATAAGAAGCGTTATATAAATAATTAATAACATTATCCGTGGACGGTATATCACCGAGAATCTCCTTTAATATGTCAAAATAGTATATTTTTTTACTTTGCTGATCAAAAAGTTTTATTCCTTTCTTTTTCGCCCAAATAAATAACCGATCATCGGTTGACGATCTTTCATAATATGAATGACTGTTAAAATAGGTAAAATATAGCCATTCTCCTATTATGTTAAAAAACTTATCATCACGTTTATTTGATAAAGCCGAATCAAAAAGAGCAACTGGAACAGTTAAATCAACTTTTAACAAATCACCTACTTCAATATTGCTGGCAGCTTTCCAAACAAATTTACCGTCTTTAACATCCCAAACTTTGTATTTATGATGTAAACTACATTCTAATCTCGTACCATCAGATAATTTTAACTTTTTCGTATCCCGAAAACCTGAATAATAACCATATCCAAAACGTTCTAATAAATTTTCAGAAAACGAACGAAGTGTTAACGGATTAGTTCCGTCAACACTTCTTACAGTTACAAGGTCTTTTAACCTTCTTAAACCTCTATCTGTTAAAACTACTGTATCACCAACTTGACACTTCCCACCACCCAAAGAACCATCAAGAATAAGCTCCTCGGGATCTTTTAACGAATCTCCTACTTTTTGCCAATAAGGGTATAAATCATACATATTTGCATAATCTGGAGAAACGGCGAACTCACTAAAAGATACAGGTTTTTGATAAGTCGGAAATAATACGTTTAATGAATCTTCAATTTTACTGTCTTTCATATTTATTGCAATTCAGGCGTATTGCCTAATTCTGTGATGTAGTTTCTTAATTTTTCCTGCTTTTCAGGCGAAAAACGTGAAAGAATATCAATAAGTGCTCTATCCGAATTTGTTAACGGATCTAACATGATTTTATCTTTACCAGCAAGCAGACGTCTTTTTGAATCAATTGTATCAACTTGAATTTTGATAGTTTTTGCATATATGTCAATAAGGATTTCTGGATCCATTGATGCTAAATATTCCTCATCCATTAACTTTTCACCCAGAACTTTACCTACCATTATAGATGCTTTTGAAATTCGCGATACAGCTACATCTAAAGCCTTCCAAGATGTTAACAAAGAATCCGCCATATCAACATTTAACATCCTCGAAATTTTATCAATTTCAACAGGTGTTAAATCGCCTTTAACAAGGGCACGATATATTAAATCTTTAGTGGCTTCAGCATTTCCCTGTTCGTAACTTTTTTCAATAGTCGCAATCGTATTAACTTTTTCTTCCTTTTCCATAATTAAAACTTATCCCAAACTTTTGTAAATAATGTATATAATAGAACTTGTGAGTTTTTAATGTCTTTAATATACTGAGGAACCTCTTTTAACTTCTTAAATTGATTCAAAAATATAAATAATTCAAAAGCCTCGTCTTTGCTTAAATGTAAATATTCGAACTTTTTATCTCCGGTGATGTAGCTTGCATATTTATTCACAGACGGACACTCATGTCGTATTTCGTAAGTACTTGAAATTTCACCTTCTTTAACCTCATTTAACTCTACCTGATTGAATTTCGTCCAATGGTAGATGTTATTTGTCATATCATTACGTATAATTGTGTAAAGGAATGTAAATGAATTTTTGCTAATATCATAATATTTCCTTTTTTCAATTACAGCTGCAATTGCAGAATCTCTTAAATCTTCATAATAATGACTATATGAAAATAAATGTTTGTTAAAAATAAACCTAATCAGATCCTCTAACGCTGTTAAATGTAACCTCGTCATCTGATTGTTAGGAACCGTTAAAACCTCTTTGAGTTTTTCAAAATCTAACTTTATCATTTTTTTAACATTTCTGCAAAAGCTCTTAAAACTATTTCCATACCCAACTCATCACCGAGAGCCTGCTGGACGTCTGGACGGTAAAAATACTGAAAAAAGGTAAAACCTAAATTCCGATCATGTAGCTTTTTTTCAAATTCACCTTTTCCCTGTAAACAATTATTTATAAAAACAGAAATAGTACGTCTGATGTCAAGAATTGGCCTTTGCAGTAATTTTGATAAAGAATCTTCAAAATCTTGCTTTTTCAAACAATCACGAATAAAAACACAAAAAGCACCGTACGATGTTGATACGGCGTCTTTACCATATAATGTGAAAAGGTCTAAAATTGACAAAGCGTCACGAACATGCCCACCAGACTTTAAAGCTATATTTGATATACTTTGCGAATCTATGTCAATTCCTTCTTTTTCGCAAACGAACTTAACACGCTCCTCAATAAGTGAAAAAGGTAAAGTCGTTAGCTCTAATGTTAAAGAACGTGAGCGAATTGTAGGCAGTACGTCGCCCGTTGTCGCAAAGACAAAAGTGGTACCCGGTACACCCTCCTCTAAAGCCTTCAGGAGGGCGCTCTGGGCCGCTGTGGAGGCCGTGTGCACCTCGTCTAATACAATTACCCGGCGGCCAGAAGAAGGTGCGAAAGAGAGCGAATCTAATAGCCCACGGATCGATTCTATATTACCAACCTTTGTTGAATCAAACTCCTGATATTTTGAAGATCTTCCAGAAAGTACCTCCCTACACGAATGGCACGAACCATCACAAACGTCGCCTGTTTTTTCGAAATCTTTACAGAATAAAGATCTTGCATATAAACGAGATAAAGTCGTTTTTCCACAACCATAATCACCTACTAACAAAATAGACCTAACAGGCAATTTGGACTTAGAAACACTTATTAACGCGTTTTTTGCAATATCTTGACCTAATACCTCGCTAAATCTGGACGGCCTATATTTTATTGCTAACATATACTAATTTTTGTTATTTATGAACTTTTTGAAATGTTCTAATAATCTCGAAGAACCACAAGAAAAACACTCATCGGAAATATCTTTACCAGAAAAAGGTACATATAAATAAACCTCTGCAAAAGTAATATATTTCTTATACTCTGCACCAATATTTAAGCCCGTTTTATCATTATCACAGCAAATAAACACCTTTTTAGAATTAGTTAGAAAACTGATTAAATGCTTCGGAGAGGAGGATGTCTTTCCTAATACATTTACATTTTTTGAGAATATTAATCTTGCCGTAAGAAAGTCGGAAACTCCTTCTGTTAAAATAGTTGTATTATTGTAAAAGTTAAAACTTGCTAAACCAATAACCCCGAAAAGGTCAATATTTGTATATCTTGAACCATCGAAAAAACGACTAAATTCAAAAATTGTATCATTCTCGAAATCACACTCTTTAATAGTTACCCCAATAGGGAGATCTTCTTTAATTAACGTTAATCCATATTTTTCGTATAAATTACTATTTTTCAAATAAAAACTCCAATGGTTTACCGTGTTCAAATTTTCCATAATGTTCTAATCGCCGTTTTTGAAAATTTACTCAGGGATAAAAGTATATATTTCTAATCTTTTAACTCGTTAATAATCAAAGATTTAGGTATAAATAACTACTTTAAACATTTTGCTACACAGATGTTCATTTTGTCTTTTTTAGCAATTTCTATATAAAAATATTCCCCAGCTTCACAGCCGGGGAATACCAAACTAAAAAATAGTAACGTGTAAAAATCCGAAAAAAGAACTTGCAATAACCAAATAATCTTTATTTTTGACCTTTTAACGAAAGGTAAACTTTTCCGTTTTCTTCATCAACCTGCTCATAGCCTTCATTTTTTTCTAAAAATTCACTCGCTGATTCGGAATTATCAAACTCAAGAGCACTGGTCTCTTTACCATTAATATTCCTTTTTACAACATTTTCAGAATCATGTAGGGATCTGAGAAGGAAATCAACATTTTTAACTTTCGCATCTTCAACCTTTATTCCTAATTCTTTTCCAACAGATAACACGCGGCGATAATTAAAAGATCTTAATTTAATAATATCTGAAAGAAGTGAAAAAGCTATAAAATTTCCTAAGGCGTAAGTGGATGCCGATAAATCATTAAGATTGTCAAATAAATTATCTAAACTCTCAACCAAAGATAAATATATTTGAGAAATTGATGCCTCAACAGGAGAAACACTTAAACCAGTAATTAAAGGAAAAATGTTAACTCCCATTGCCATTAAATAATCTTCATAATCTTTTAACAGATCAGCTATATTTCCGTAAGCGTATGCAAAACCATCTTTTAACACTCCTGGCGATGTGGATACTGACAATGAAAGGATAAATGAACTAATGTTAAATTCTGATGCAAAAATACGTCTTAAAATTTCTTCAATTGTTCCAAATTGTGGTACAATCTTATCTTTATAGAAAGTTTGATAAGACGAAATATCAGTTGCTACACCTTCACTAACATTTGAATCTACACCGTAATCAAGAATTGAATCCCCAATGAAGAAGGTTTTATCCCTTCTATAAATTGGAAAACTGAAATCTGTGTTAATTTTACCATCTTTTATACTATATATCGCAGTTAGAGCATTCGAATTAACGCCTGTTGCTGTAACCAAAGGAACGGCCTTCTCATTAAACCAATTTGGTAAAATATTACTTGTTGCAATTTGTGAATCTGGTAGCTTTGCTTTTTCAATGTTAAAAAGTATTTTATTGTCTTTTATATCAAAAGAGGCAATTAAAATATTATCAACTTTTACCGTACCAAAATCAACTCTTAACGAATCTAAACGCTTTCCTGAAAGTCCAATATATAACTTTTCGATAGCGTTTTTAACATAATCAACTACTCTATCCTTGAGTGTATTTGTTAAATTAATCTTTTTTGCCATTGTGTTATGTATTTATAGTTAAATTCTTTTTCGTAATAAGATGCAAATATCGTCAAACTGGAAACCTAAACCATGCTCGGTAAATGTATATTGTATGTCTTTAACATCTAATGCTAAAATAGCCTTTAACATATCTACCATCGCACGCATTTCCCAAC